CTGCACGTGATCTACGAAGAACTGGGGGTGTTCGGAACCGGCTGTGTGCTCATCGAGGAGGATTACGAGGATGTCGTTCGCTGTCAGACTTTGACGGTGGGAGAATATTATCTGGCAAGCTCCGGACGAAACGAAATCGATACGCTGTACCGAGAATACGTACTCACTGTTGCTCAAATCGTTGATCGATTCGGCGTCGAGGCCTGCAGCCGGACCGTCCAAAGCCTTTTTGAGTCCAGACAGCACGACAAGGAAATAAACGTCTGCCAGGCCATTGAGCCAAACGACGACCGGGCGCCCCAGATACCGGGCTTGAAAGGCCGCAAGTTCCGGTCTGTCGTCTGGGAGTGGGGACAAAGCCAGGATAAGGTTTTAGAGCTAAGGGGCTACCATGAACAACCCTTTTGCGCGCCACGGTGGCACGTCATCGGGAATGATTCTTACGGCAGATCCCCCGGCATGGAATGTCTGGGCGCATCCAAGATGCTGCAGACCCTCGAGCGCAGGACTGCCCAGGCAATCGACAAGGTTTTAAATCCGCCGATGGTGGCCGATGTTTCGATGAAAAACGAGCCTGCATCGCTTTTGCCCGGCGGGGTCACTTATGTTGCGAACCTTGCGCAAAGCGGATTTAAGCCGGCCTATGAAGTTCCGCCGGATATCCGGGGAGCTGAGGAAAAGATCGCAAAGGCCGAGGAAAGGATCAAAAGCACATTTTTTGCCGATCTTTTCCTGATGATAAGCCAGCTCGACACGGTGAGGACCGCAACCGAGATCATCGAGCGAAAGCAGGAAAAGATGCTGATGCTCGGGCCGTTTCTGGAAAGGTCTCAGTTCGAGCTTATCAATCCGTTCATCGAGCGCGTCTTCGCGGTGATGTACCGGGCGCGGCTTATCCCTTCGGCTCCGCGCGAAATCATGGGCAGGGCCCTCGATATCGAATGTGTGTCAACGCTGGCCGATGCGCAGAAGTCAACGGCAACGACCGGCATAGAGAGGCTCGTTGCATTCGTGGGGAACCTTGCCGCGGCCAGACCCGAAACCCTCGATAACATAGATTTCGATGAAACGGTGCGCGAGTACGCGGACCTCATCGGGGTTACGCAGAAACTCATTGTGGCCCAGCAGCAAAGGGACCTCATCAGGAAGCAGCGTGCTCAGCAGATGCAGGCCCAACAGCAGGCGCAAATGGCGATGGCGGGGGTGCAGGGGGCAAAGACCCTCAGCGAAACAGACGTTGGCGGCGGGCAGAATGCGCTGGCCAAGATGCTTGGGACGGGGCAGGCAGCATAAAATTTAGCTGGTCTCGGCCCGCTTGTGCCACAGGCGGGCCGGAAAGGGGATAAGACGTGATCAGAGTAGCTCAGGCACTGGACAGTTTCAGCAATCCGTTAATTGGCGGGATACAGCAATCAGATACGATCTATGCGATTGCTCTGGCTGCAAACACCAGCCAGCAGATCCAGATCCCGACGGGGGCGAATGCGGTCAACTTTTCCGTAAGCGGCGGGACTGATTTCTACATGAAGTTCGCAAACGCGGTGATAGCCGTCCCAAGCTCAAACGTTGTTGACGGAAGCGCACCGGAGCTTAATCCGCAATTTAGATCATGTGCGGGTAAAACTTATGTGAGCCTGATCAGTGCGGCAAACTGTGTGGTGACAATTGCGTTTTACGCGTGAAGGGGCGGCGATGAAAAGAGTACTGATTTTATTGGCGGCTATTATGTTGATGTGCTCTGGCTCGGCCCTGGCGCAATACAATCAGCCGGGGCACGGGGGCAATTCGGGCAGCACGGGCCTGCCAGCAGGTACAACGGTAAACGGATCAGGCATCAATTTCCCTGGTTCAATAGGTATAGGGACTACGTCACTCCTATCAACCTCTGGTACCTGGACCAACGGCGATTACTGCACTTATAGTTCGTCTGCCGGTTCGATAGTCTGCACGTCGGCGGGCACCGGTTCTCAGACCTGGCCTGCAGGCAGTGCGGGTATCCCGAACTATAACGGCTCGAACGGGTGGGGTACATCGTATAGTGCCAGCAACCCCATCCCTGTAAACTTTCTGAAGTCAGGGACGCTCACCGATACGGACCTTTGCACTTATTCGGCCACCAACGGACTCGTTTGCAATACGCCCGTCCCGACAACTCTTCCTCCCAACGGGTCCGCAAGCGGTGATCTAAGTGGGTCATATCCCGGGCCGACGGTGGCTAAAGTAAACGGTGTAAGCTATGGCAGTTCCCCTCCCTCGCATTCCGTTCCCGTTAATGGCGTTTATAAAGTAGTCCCCGACTGCCAGGACAGTGCCGGAAACCATTTGAACTATACGCAGAGCACCGACGCTTTTAGCTGCGGAAACAGTGGCGGAGGTGGCGGCTCGATGACCTGGCCTTCCGCCGCAGGCATCGCTGTCTATGGCGGGTCAAGCGCATGGGGAACGTCTATCGGTGAAACAGATGGCAATATAATTTACGGAGCATCCGGATCATGGACTAAGGGCACCGCGCTACCCAACGGGATCACGGCAACCACTCAGTCGGCAGATTCCAACGATACAAAGCTGGCAACTGATGCCTATGTAGATTCTGAGTTCGTTATCACAGGTACGTCTCTGACGGCAGGGGCCGCTTACTATATCAACTCAAGCACCGGCCTTGCCCTCGCACAAGCTAATTCCTCAACGACTATGCCTGCGGTTTGCGTGGCGACCTCTTCGACCGTGTGCCGAAAAATCGGCAAGTACACCACAACGAGTCTCACTCAGGGCAGTCTCTACTATGTCAGTGACGGCGCGGCCGGACTTTTGACTACCACAAAGCCTACAACGGTTGGGACAATAGTTCAGATCATGGGCTTTGCAGAGTCAACCACTGTGCTTGATATCAGTCCAAACCTTATGCTCATAACGAATTAAAGGAGACTGTCCGTGAGATACATTCTCTTTATACTGCTGGTGATCTCCATTCTGTTTTGCACTCACAGCTCTTTTGCCACAATGGCCTTTGACGGATCGGGGGATCACGGGAATATTAACCCTACGGGTTCTTCCATAGTTGGAACGACGATAACAGTTCAACCTCGAATCTTGCCCGAGCCGGGGAAGTGGTACGAATTTTTCTTTAAATTGACGGGTGCCAATGGGCAACAACCTACCTTTAAGGTCGTATGGGCTAATCATGTCTCGATTCCCTTGACCAGTCTATCCACTTACTATTGGCAACCGTGCTGGACAACAACGCCAGATGATCTTTCCTCTTGGCAATTTGCAACCAGCTTTTCTACGGACAGCACCTATGCGACCTTTACTTTTCCAACCGCATTTTCCGCCGATACAGTCTATGTGGCTTTTCAACCTGTTGTCAGGGAGAGCTATATTCCGACTTGGATCGCAAGCCTCGACCAAACCCTTGTCTCTCAGCCTGCAAGTGCTATAGCCTTTGGAGGCGACCCCTTTCAGGTTGGAGTCGTTCCGGCCTCAACTGACGAACTTGGCAATACGATTCCGGCCCTGAAACAATACGGACTCAAGATTGGCACTGGTTCTAAAAGACTCGTCATCATATCGGGGCAACATGCGTGCGAACCTAGTGGTCCAATGATGGCTATATCTTTAGTCAACTTTCTCACTTCTGCAAATTGGGTAGCGCAGATGATGCGAGATGCCTTCACCATTTACGTCTACCCGATGGTGAACGTGCAGGGCTATTATGCAGGGCAGACTCAGTATACTTGGGAGGCCGGAAACACCACAATCAATTGTAACAGGGATTGGTCTGTCGGCGGCTTTAAACTGGTGACTACCACCAATATTAAAAACGCCATTCAAACCGACACGGGTGGCACATTTGACGCGTTTTTCGACCTACACGCCTGGTGGGGTACTCCAGACGGGCAGGTATGCCAATATGCGGGAAGTGCAACCGAAACAAACTGGTTGGCTAATTTTAACACTTATTATGAAACCTCTACGTCCTTTGGGACTACGTATACCACTACATCCACGGACTATTATAAATCCGTTGGAACCATATCTATTGTGCTTGAATCATCAGTTTTTGATACCCAATCCATGAACACTTGTTCAACTGTGGTATCCAGAATGTACACAAGAGCAATCTGCGCTCTTTGCGCGATCAACCGGACATACAATATCTCTGCCGCTGGCGGGGTTAGCAGATATGGCATTGATTTTGGTGGCGATAACACGACCAGATACTACACGGCCTCCGGCAATAGTGCCTTTGATCTTCCCAACTCTGATTGGAGCATGGGTTTCTGGGTAAAAATTGATGATAACTCGGGGTCAAATACCAAATATCCCGTTGGCTTCAATACAGTTGATACAGCAAATAGCTATTGGGTCAATGTAACAAATGCTTCGGCGAGTCCTGGGAATAGGATACAGTTTCGAGCCAGGGATGCGACGGGATCTGCTACGACATGGGCTACTTCGACGATTTCCGATATTGCGAACGGTGTGCCCAGGCATGTTTTGATTCAGCGTATAGGGGCTAACCTGGAAATCTGGGTAACTTCGCTTGGGGCATTGCCGCAGCGCCTGTATCAAGGTGCGTTGGGCAGCATCGGAGCGGTTACTTGCGGATCATCCGTATTCTATTTGGGTTCTCGAAATGATCTGAGCACTACCAGAATGTACACCGAGCATCTGAGTGGTCTATGGAAAGGCAATTTCTCAATAGCAAGACGATGGGACATTGAGGGATTGTCGATGGGACTTGCTCATCCCCGTCAGTTGGGAACAGTGTCTTACATGTTCCCCCTAACCTCGCCGGCCGCAACTATTACAGACGTGGTGAGCGGACTCGTCCTAACTCAATATGGGTCAAGTTGGCCTGCCGTATCGGCGCAGTTCCCGTCCTTTGGTTGGCCGTACACTATTGGAGGCGTGAGTTTGCCATCCAAAATCGGCGGAGTACATTCGTCGGTCATCTCTCAAGTTGGGGGGAAATAGCCGCGGAGTATCGAATGAGTGGAATTGAGTAGCTTGGGACTATAGAGGGGAGCGAAGACTACCGATGAAGAAGATTCTCATTGCATTACTCGTTTTATGGGCAGCTCCGGCGTTGGCCTTATCTCTTGAATGTCCGGCGCCTCCGGGCGGCAGCGAAACACCGCTGTTTTACTACGTCACGGGGATGCCAGCGGGTACAGTTGCCACCTACACCGCTGTGCTGCCCAACTGGTTTACGGCTACCGGGGGAGTGGCGGCAGCGCCCGACAGCACCGGTGCAACGGGCTTCAAGTTGCCTCTGCCTGCATCGTTCACGACACCGAGCGTAACGGGTACAGTCATGGCATGTGACGGAGTGGGTTGCACTGCCGCCGTCCCTTTCGGACCGCCATCAACACCGGGAAGTGTCCTTTTAGTAAGTCCGTAGGCAAGTGTTTGGCTTGCCACACGGGTTGGAAGACCTTGAGCGGGATGAGCAAATAGTTCAGTAAAGACGGGGCCTACACACCATGAACGATGAACAATATCGACAATCCGCACAATCCGGCGGTGCGCAAGGAGGATTGCAGTTGACCGAATACAACGCAGGCGACGCCCAGCAGGTCGCAAAGGCCCAGGGCAGGGCCAAGACACACGAGCTTCGGAAACGATCCGGGTTGCGGAAGCTCATGTCCGATCCTGAAGGGCGTATGTGGATGTGGGACCTGCTTGCGGAATGCGGCGTATTCCACAGTTCCTTTTCAAGCGACGCTCTGACGATGGCTTTTGCCGAAGGCAGGCGAGATGTTGGCCTGCGGCGCGCAGCCGAGATCAACAGGCTCGATCCGAATCTTTATGTGAAGATGGCCCTGGAGAATACGAAGAAGTCAAACGACTAAGAAATAACCACTGAAAAACTTTTGCGTTCCGGCTGATCACCGTTGAGCGCACCAACATTAGAGCCCGTTTCCGTGCACGGCGGAGGCGGGCTCTTTTTGTTGGGACAAGGGGACCAAATGCAGCGTCACCTAAAGCTGGTTCACGACATCCTTAACGGCAAACCCGCACACCTGCGAAGTCCGCACTGGCACGCAGTAGAGCATGAGCATCTGAATAAGGAGCCCGAATGCCGGCGGTGCGGGGCCACCCTGGGATTGCAGGTCCATCACATAAGGCCGTTTCATCTTGCTCCCGAGCTCGAGCTCGACCCGGAAAACCTGATCACCCTTTGCGAGGAGGGGGGATATCTCAACTGCCACCTGATTCACGGCCACAGCGGGGACTGGCGGAACTTCAACCTTGGGGTGAGGCAAGAATGCGAGGAACACCGCAAGGGGCCTGAATGGGTGCTTCTGAGAGCAATACAAAGGCAGGACCCCGATCTCTACGAGTGGATCACAAACAGCAAACGAATATCGAAAGGAAAGAGCAATGCCTGACGAACAGACGGCGACCACATCAACCGAGACCACCGGGACCACGGAAGCGAAGAGCGAGGATAGTTTGCAAACCAATATCCTGGCCGATGCGGAGGATAAAAAGACCGATACGGCTTCTCAGGAAACTTCAGCGGAGACCAAATCGACCGAGGAGGGGGAGAAAAAGGACGAGGGCGAAAAGAAGTCTGAGACCAAAGCTCCCGAGGCATACGAGGAATTTAAGTTGCCGGAAGGCACAACCTTAGACGAGCAGGGCATGACTGATTTTAAGGGGCTGGCCAAAGAGCTGGACCTTACTCAGGATCAGGCCCAGAAGATGCTCGACTTCGGGGGTGACAAAATAAAGGCGTTAGCCGAGGCGCCATACAGGCTGTGGGCAGAGACCCAGGCCAAGTGGCAGGCGGAAGTAAAAGCCGACCCCGAGATAGGAGGCACGAGGTTCGCCGACTCGATAGCAGCGGCGGCAAAGGTGTTCGAAGTCTCGGAGTCTAATCCGTTCGTGGGAAGTGTGGATGAGGCCAAAACGCTTCGGGAAGCGCTGAACATGACCGGTGCGGGCAACAACCCCGCAATCGTGAAGATGTTCGTAAAGATGGGGAAGCTTTTGTCTGAGCCCGGCGGCCTTTCGGGTAACCCGGTTAAGCAGTCTCAGGAAAGTCTTCTCGACAAATTGTATCCGACAATGACCTAAAAAGAGGTCGCGAGTCCCGAGTCGGCTGGTCGCGGGTCAAAAGCAGACCCGAGACCCGAAACCCGCAGACTCTTGAAAGGAGTGAAAGATGCCCACAATAGGACCTGCCGCGTTAACCCTTATGGATTGGGCAAAGCGGATCGAAGATGACGGCAAAATTGCCCAGATCATCAACCTTTTGTCCCAGACCAATGAAATCCTCGACGACATGCTCTGGATAGAGGGAAACCTCCCCACGGGGCACAAGACGACCGTTCGCACCGGACTTCCCCAGGCCTACTGGCGCCTGCTAAACGTCGGCGTCCCGACCGGGAAATCCACAACGGCGCAGATCACCGAGACCTGCGGTCACATGGAAACCTTTTCCGATATCGACGAGATGCTGATCGAGCTTGCCGGAGATAACAAAGCCCTTCGGCTCTCCGAAGAACTTGCCTTCCTCGAGGGCATGAACCAGCAGATGGCGCAGACCATCTTCTATAACTCCATCACTTCGACCCCGGCGGCCTTCATGGGACTGGCGCCCAGATACCCGAGCATAACGGCTGCGACCGCTCAGACCGCCAATAACGTTATCGACGCGGGCGGAACAGGTGGCACCAACACCTCTATCTGGCTCATCTTCTGGGGTCCCATGTCCGTTCACGGGATCTTCCCCAAAGGCATGAAGGCCGGTTTCCAGCAGATAGATCTGGGCAAACAGCAAAAGCTCGACGGCTCCAATAACGTCTATTACGTGTGGCGAAGCCAGTTCAAGTGGGACGCCGGCCTTGTTGTAAAAGACTGGAGATACGCGGTCAGGATCGGCAACATCGACGTGACACAGCTCTCAGGCGGAACACCTCCGAACTTGATCAACCTCATGATCCGCGCCATCCACAGGCTGCCGACCCAGCCCGCACGGGCCGGAAACGTACAGAAAAGCGATGCCCCGCAGCTCACCATGGGCAGGGCGGCTTTTTATGCGAACAGGTCGGTTACTACCTGGCTCGATATCCAGGCGTTGAACAAGCAAAACGTTCTGCTCCAGATGAACGAGTTCGACGGAAAGCCGGTGACCAGTTTCAGGGGCATTCCCATCAGGACCTGCGACCAACTTTTGAACAACGAGGCGCGGATTATCTAAGACGTCATCCCGGCGAAAGCCGGGACCCAAAATGGGAAGGAGAAACAATCATGATAATGGACAATCTTTTGTTGCTCGATGGGAGCGTATCTGCTGCCGGGGTTCTCTCCGGAACGCTTTATTCCGCCTGGACCGTGGGCGGCGGCGTTGGCGACCAGCCCAGCGCAAACGTAATCGACGTGAGCCAGCTTGCCTCTTCTGCTTCCGGCTACGGGCGGGACGTGGGCATAGGTGACGATCCGGCCCTTCTTCTCGTCGTGCAGGTTGCAACGACCTTTTCAACCGGGAGCAGCCCTACCCTTCAGGTTCGGCTCCAGACGGCGCCCGACAGCGGGACCGGCACCATCGGCGCATACGTGGACTTGGTGACGACTCCGGTCCTGGCCGCATCGGCTCTCACAGCCGGGACCGAACTGCTGAAGATTCCCCTTCCGGTAGGCATCCAGAAGTTTATCCGGGTGCTCTACACGGTGGGGACGGCGGCTTTTACGGCTGGGGCCGTGATCGCATCTATCGTGCTCGACCGTGAGGCCCTGGGACCGCAGCTTGGGTATCGCAGCGGCTACAGCAACACGTACATCTAAAGAGGTGGCGCATGGCGAAGTACAGATTTTTGGCTGTTGCATATCAGGAAGATCGGCTGTGGCAGGCTGGTGAGTTCATCGACAAGCCCGATGATTTCGAGCCTTACTGGTACATGAAGCCCATGGATGCGGCAGCAAAGAAGATGGCTAAAAAGGTCGGCCTCGTAAACGTAGAGCCGCCCGATCCGATTGACGAACTAACCTCTATCGGCGCCTCGCCCGCGGGATCGAAAACGGGCATCCTGGCCGGTGAGGACGTGCCGCTTTAAGGAGTGAGATATGGGCTTAAATGCTCAAAGCAATGTGTTCCCTCCGGGGTTAGCCTCGGGACAGTATAACGCATCGGCGCCCACGGTTGCGGACGGGCAGACAAATCCAATGCAGTTGGACTCAGCCGGGCGACAAATTGTCGTTCAGCCTTTGGTGAATGCTCCACTGGCCGGTGCGGCTACCGCTACGAGGGCGGTTGTTGCAGGCGGGGCTTTTAACGCGACCATCGCGGCCCTTTCCGACACCCAGCAGGCGGCGCTCCAGGTGGATTGTTCCGGAAGGCTTCTGGTTAACACTGAGCCGACTCCAGGGGCCAACGGCAAGTTGGCTTACCGGGTGGGCAATAGCGCCCTGACAGCCTTCACTACCACCTACGACCTTTTCTATGTCCAGGGCAGCGCCACCAGGACGGTCAAGATAAAGCGGATCATGCTGAGTTTTAACTGTGCCACGGCCGGCGCCTACTATTTCCAGCTCCAGAGGCACGCAGCGACAGGTACCGGCAATAACTCCGCCGATACGCCTCAGCCGATGGACTCGCGTAACGTCACCGCTGCAACAGCCGTTGTGAAACACCAGACGGCGGCGAGCGGGGCGCCCACCTCTCCGGTCATATTGGGCTCTCAGCGCATCTACGTTGCAACTAACAATGGCAGCGTCCAAAGCGTTGTCTGGGAATTTGCCGGAAAAAACTCGATGCCTCTGATCGTCTCGGGGGCCACCGATTTCGTAAGCGTTTCCATGAACGGTCAGACCATTACGTCAAATGGGACCTACGATTTCGAAATCGAGTTCGAGGAAGACAACAGCTAACCAACGCAGGGGGGCTTGCAGGCCCCCCATTTAAACAACCAAAAACACAGGGAGAAAGAGATGAAGGGTTTCAAGGGATTTGCAGCAATCGTTTTGGTGTGTCTTTTTTGCGCCGCTTTTTCTTTTGGCTGTGCCGCTCTCAAGGCTGATTTCGCCAAAGTGGAGACCAAACTGGAAGCCGTTGACTGGCCGGCAGTTCAAGCCTACTGGAGCAAATTCGCCGCAGGCTTGAATGAGGCCCTTCCGGTTATAGAGGCGCTTTTCCCCGGAAGCAAATCCACAATCGACAAGGTTGTGACTCCGGTTCTGGCCGATGCGAACACGGCGGTTACGGCCCTTACAACCAGCGTGCAGGCCTACAAGGCCGGAACTTTGACTGAAGACCAGGTGCAGGCGGCGGCCAAAGAAGTGCAGTCCAGTGTCACGGCGGCCAGCGCCGTCGTCGGTCAGGCACTCCAGGGCAAGGTGGGCGTGTCTGTCACAACGGCCAAAACCGCCGCGGTCCCTACGAAGTAGCCGGCCGCGATTGGTCCATCCGGTTAAGCTATTCGATGCCAGACATTGATTGCAGCGACATCGCCCCCGGCTTTGTTCAGTGGCCGGGGGCAGGTGGGGACCAAAACGGCATAGTGCCGGTTACGACCAAAACGAACAGGGTAATTTACCTTCAATGGACCTGGAGGTTTTGAAAATGGGCTATATCAAGCAATTAATCGAACTTGTCTATTACTACCGTGACGACGCGAAGCACGGCAAACCCTACTGGCAAGATCCTGCATTTATCGGCCTGATGGTCAGTCTCCTGGCGACGATCCTGGCCAAGTATGCCGGAGTGAACATCGACAGCGATCTGCAGTTGAAAATCGTTGGAGCGGCAACCGGGATCGGCGTGGCGCTCTCACCCCATACCGGTCTCAAGAAACTTTCTCCGCCGGCGCCCAAGCCTGCCGAAACCCATGACCTTGGCTCGTTGAGCTGAAAGGGAAAGCTGATGCCTGACTATCCGGAAGATTTCCTGGTTGCGGTAAACGATCTCATCGACAATTGGGAGGGGGGTTACGTAAACGATCCCAAGGACCCCGGCGGGGAGACCAGGTACGGGATCAGCAAGCGCTCCTATCCCAATGTGGATATTAAGACGCTAACCCGCGACGGAGCGATCACGCTCTACTATTACGATTACTGGCTTGGGCCTCACATGGAAAAAATAGATCCGGCCATGCGCGCCAAGGTCTTCAATATGGGGGTTCTCGTGGGACCACAGACGGCCAAAAATCTGGCGATAGGCTGCCATAACCTCGATGAGTACCGCCAGGTCTGCAAGAAACACTTTGAGGCTATCGTCATCAGGCACCCCGTCTGCGCGAAGTATCTGAGGGGTTGGACAAGGAGAGCACTGGCATGAGCTACATGGAAAACGCCGGGTGGATGCTCGCAATCAATCTGTTGCTCCTGATCGTGGGGGCCGGCGTAGGTCGGTTCACCGCACAGAAAAACGATTGTTCCAAGTGTGGAATCGCTCAGTTAAAAGCCGAAAT